TATGAAATGAAAAAGGATTCCCCGGAAGAGGTAATTCAAGTTCAAATATCCGGGGGAGGATTTAAATGAGTAGAACACAACCTAAAGTCTTACTAGAATTAGTAGACAAAGTAACATACAAATGCGATCAAATCGTTGAGGCAAGTGGCATCTGGGCTGTATTCTATGACGGACAACCTATCAATCTAAAGTCACAGCATTACTTAGATAATGAAGCAACACCTAAATACAAGAAGACCAGTTTCAGTAATCCTGGTCATGCACGAAACTTGTGTAGAAAATTAAACACACAATTTAAATCTGATAAATTTACTGTCGTGTTTATGAATAATGGTACTACTGTGTACCCCGATGAGTGATAATAAATCAAAGAAACAACGTATCACCGAGGCTGTACTTAAACAGTTGCCGCCTACAGATCAACCAATAGACAAAATAATTAATGAGTGGTGGTTCACTAGATCCAGTGAAGGATTGCGCCTATCCGCTATTGGTGATTTAAGTTTTCGCCACGCACAAATAGAATTTTTTAACTTACCACTAAAAATTACTCAGGATAATTGGCACAAGTTCATAGTTGATTGCAGTAAGAAGATTAAATGCCCGTACTATTTTGGTGTCAATAAAAATGATTTGAAAGAAAAAGAGGCATACATAAGATTGTATGACAGTAAAATCGCTATGATGATACAACTATATGGTGATGTACATAGTTACTTAGAATCAGTAAAGGCAAGAAAATGACAGAAGAAAAGAAAAGCAAGAACCCATTTATAAACTTAGCCAACGCCGCTAAGAAAGATAGTAAGCACCCTGGATTAGGTAAAGCACCTAAAAGCCAAGGACCTAAACCAACTAAGGGTAACGGTGGTGCAACGGTTGTTCGTAGAAGTGGTCGTGGTGGTTAATACCATCTACCTTCATTACGCATTCGTTTGATTAGATTTAAATAAGTGCTACATACTCCGTAGCATTTTAATTGTACCGTACTAAACAAACTACGGTCATCTATTTCTGGAAGAAATATAATACTAGTGTTGTTAATAGGTACTGTACCAGGAGTGATAAGTTTACCACTACTAGTGGTGACTGGCGTACTTTCTGTAGCGTTTGGGAACCAAAAGTAATTTGGGTATAGTTTACTTGGTTGAGTAGTTAACCAATTTTGCATATCTGTATTTCTAGCGTTTATCCAAAAGCGCACACCTTGTAGATATTTGTCAGTTACGGGAATAATTGGTTCATAGCTACCTAAATATAACTGTCCGTCTACTCTCCAAACATCGACCATACAGGAATAGCCTGCATTGAATGCTTTCCCAATTTGTGCAGGTGTATTAGCATCCTCAAAGTTTTGGCTATCAAAGATACCCTGGTAAGATATATATAACATAATATGTATTTATGTCAACGAAATCAATAGCTACCGCGTTATATATATGTAGACATTAAAATCTACTTCATTAACTTAAAGGAAACTTAAAATGAAAACATTAGCAATCGCCCTAATCGCTACATTGTCAGTAGCAACAGCAATGGCTCAGAATACAGCCCCTGCCGCAAAGCCAGCAACAACTGCTCCGGCAGCTACAGCACCGGCTGCACCTGCTAAAGCAGAAGCACCAAAAGAAGAAATGAAATTAGCTAAGAAAAAGGACGCCCCCAAGGCAGATGCCAAAAGTGCTCCTACCACGACACAAGCGGCTCCAGCAACAACTGCTCCTAAAGCAGACGCCAAATCAGCTAAATGAAGTAGATGATGACGATAACTATGATATAGTTGATTTAGACTTACATCGTAGTTATAGTCGACCAAGACTAGTCGGTTCTAATCTTTGGGATGATGATGAATTATCGGATAATATTTTAAAGAGACTTGCACAGGCAAGAATGTTAGCACTAGAGGCATATCATAATAAATATGTGTTATGATTTTATCTAAGTTAAAGCTAACATTAAAATGTCATCTATATGGTAGATATACAGGCATAGATTCTCCTAATAAATGTTTGAATAAAGAACATTTTTCAAATTATCCATATGAGATAGGATACAGACATAACTCTAGAGGCTTTAGAGGGCCTGAATGGCCCTCTAACATCGATAGTGTATGTTGGTGTGTAGGTGATAGCTTTACTAGTGGTGTAGGGCAGCCATATGAACACACCTGGCCATATGTATTTTCAAGTAAATCAAATATTCACACAATCAATATATCTATGGACGGTGCTAGTAACATGTGGATTTCACGTAAAACAATTGAATTACTAGAAATACAACCAAAATATATTATTATTCAATGGTCGTATATTCATCGCAGAGAAAGAGATATAATAATAGGTGGTAGTGATTATGATAATTGTGATGAAGAAAGAACATTGCATCATAGCAACTCTACAACAGAAGAAGATATACAACATAATATTGATTGCATAAATTTAGTAGAATCTAAAAAAAGAAATACGACTATTATACATACTTTTATACCAAAGAATGTACCCGATGACTATCAAGTATTATTTAAAGATTTGATTGAAAAAACGAATATAAATGTAGTTTGGTTCGATCAACTAGACTATGCTAGAGATTTTCACCATTATGACATAAAGACTAGCAATAGTTTGGCAGAAAAAATAATAGCATCCAAATATATAAATATTTAACAACATTACATTGTATAAATAGTTATGAAGTTAAGGGTTCTTCATAAAAACCCAATTTTTAAACACACACATAGGAGATATAAAATGTTTAACACAGCAACTTACGCCTTTATCGATGGCGTTACAGACTTTAAAAAACAATGCGTAGAACAAACAGTTCAACACGAAGGCATCAAAACAGCATTGAATGGTTTTATTGATGCACAATCAAAATATACTAAATCAGCCGCAGATGCAGGAATGCAATCAATGATGGCTTTGGGTATGATTTTCTCAAGCAAAGATTTCTACACAGAAATGGGTGACCAGTTCAAAGCAATGGTTCCAGCTTTCAACGTAAAAAAAGCAAAGGCTAAGTAATCATGGTAAGCGTTCTATTAACAATTGGCGCACTAGCCATGGTTGGTATTATTGGTCCACTAATTGCAATGGCAAGTGAATCTAATACTTATGGTTCTAGATTAGAGGAATACATTGTCAGTAAGAATCCACAAGATAATTCTGACATAGAACGTCTAACTAGAGATTATGAAATAGCTTCAAGTAAGAGGTATCTATGAACACACTTAAACAACTATTTCAAAGCCTACTAGAGGCAATTCAATCCATTAAAGAATACAAAGCGAGTAAAATGAAATGAGATTACTTAATGACCTAATTATGCTATACAAATGGGCTAAAGAAGGTTGGGAAGTACATCCAATCATTGACGATGAATTTAAGGGTTGGTTATGAATAATTGGTGGCCCGTCTCGGATGAAGAGTGGGAACGTTTAAATTTTCCCGAAAGATTTGAACAACCTAAAAAAATGTTTTATACTACATGAACATTAACACACTAAGGAAATAAAATGACAGACTTTACACCAAAATTGCCCGAAGTTAAATTTAACAAGAATGGCTATGAACTACGTACAGATATCTTGGCTATGGCCAAAGATGCGGTACAACATGAATATCAAATGAAATTTCAGGGTTGGGAAATGAGCGCAAAGCGTGATGCAAAAACAGGTCAACTTGTAAGCACAGTATCTATGCCTGAATTTCCAGGATTAGACAAGATCCTTGAAACTGCTGAAAAGATGTATGGTTTTGTAAATCAAGGACAAACACAGTCTAAGAAGTAATTCTTAACAACCGAAGGTTCTTTTACAGAACCTTCCTTTACGGCTATAAATAAGAGTATGAATGTACTAATACTAACCCCCGACCGTGTAGGAAGCACACTACTACAACGTTTAATTACCATATACATGAATGCACATGAGTATGACAAGCCAGTTATAAATCTACATGAACTTACCAATGGTTTACAATTATACTATAGTGATGTTTACAACAAAGAAGTACTTGGCAAACCTAAATTCCATAAATCTTGGGGATACTACCAAACATTGGAAGAAATAACAACGTTGTTGCGTGATACTGATCATTACAAAACAGGTCGTTTGGCTAGGTATCACGTTGTTAATAGGAATGATTCATTGCGAGACCAAGTAGAATTCTATAATTATATTAACGAAAACTTTTATATAATATCAGCACGAAGAAATAATTTATTTGAACATGCTATCAGTTGGGGAATACACGGAGTAACAAATAAATTAAACGTGTATACTCATCAAGAAAAAATAGATGTATTCTATAATGTTTATAAAAACGGAGTGACTATTCATCCGATTAAATTAATAAAGCATCTAAACGATTATAAAGAATATATAAATTGGTGTGACACCTATTTCAATGTTACTTCATATTTTGATTATGAAAAAGACTTAAAAGATATTGAAAAATATATATTAGGACTAGATATCTTCCCAAATCAAGAACGTAAATCTTGGGGAGATATATTTGATATCCCATGGCATGATTGGAATAAATGTCATAAATTAATTAGTGACTTTGGTGGATCCGATGTTAAACTACTAGAAAACAACGCTGTTTCTAATTTGACTCCGGCTTTATTACAAACAAGTTTAAGTTTAGTTGACCAAAATTATTTAGTACAGCATGGTCCAAAATACATGAAAGCGCACGATGAAATAGCACAACTTATTTGGCGTGGCACTCTACCTACTAATGTGCCTATTAAGTTACAAACAATGGCAGAAAAAAGAAAAATAATTAAAAACTTTGATGAATGTATTGAAGTATATAATAAATGGGTAGATGAAAACGGGATGGGTATCAAATATACTGATAATGACCTAAAGCAAATAGCAAATGAAGAAGTTAAGACTTGGTATAATGAGGTTCCAAAAAACTTGTTACTAGAATAATTTCAAATGTTCTATCTGGTTGCGGTGGGGCCGGTACTGATACATTAATCACAGTCTATACGTGATAAACCCACCGAAAACGTAGTCAAACACTGGTACTCCAAAATTTGACAATAAATGGATTTGGGTATATAATTCATTTATGAAATCAAAAATCTTCATTATTCAGCGTGACAACGACAATTATTTCAAGCAAAAGTTGCCTACATGGCGCAACGGTTTTTGTGAAATTACTCGCAATGTCATAATTGAACCAGACCCGCACGGTATCTATTTGGATGGTGAGTGGGGTTATATCACAGTCTATGGTAAAAAGATTTATGTCACTAGGGCCGGCACTGAATTTGCATTTGAAATTCGTGGCTAAAAATTTGACAATAAATGGATTTGGGTATATAATAGAATCTTAGACAGTTAAATAAAGGACTACAAAATGGCAAAGAAAATCTCTATCAAAGTTTTTGGTGACCCCGGACACGCTTGGGCACGTTTCCCCAAAGCTAAATTGGTTAGTCTTGGTATTGCTGATAAGATCACCCCTTACAGTTATCAAAATGGTACTAATGCTTTCCTTGAGGAAGACTGTGACCTGTCAACACTAATGGCGGCTCTTAAAGCCAAGGGCTATGAAGTCAAATTTAATGAAAGTTTTACCAACAGGCAAAGCAAAATCCGTGGTTATTGCTCATACAGAATTTGACAATAAATGGGCTTTGTGCTATAATAGAATCTTAAACAATTAACAAACAGGAGTTATTATGAAGGGCTTTTTAATTATCAGTGCGATTGTTGGCATATTTTTCTACAATAATTCTTCGGGCACTGTTTCCAGTATCACCGAAAAAGGTTCGTGCGAAAAAGGCGGAGTGTATTCAAAACAATTCAACTGTGAATATGTTTACAACAAGGCCACCTACGATGTGTATTATTGGCGGTATCTTAACAGTGATAAGTCTGACAGACTAGTAGGAACTACTGTTGGTTTATCTGCTTGTCGAGATACTGCAATATACGCTCATAGAAATGCCAATAATCAAATGAATCAAGATTTGGACTGGAGCGAACGCATGTATATTTGTATGCTCACTAAAGATGGCAGAAATTTAGAGAAGCATAGGTATTAAAAAGTTGACAATAAATGGATTTGGGTGTATAATACATTTATGAAATCAAAAATCTTTATTGTTCAACGTGACAACGACAAGTATTTCAAGCAGAAATTGCCTACATGGCGCAATGGTTTCTGTGAAATAGTACGTAATGTCACTATTGAAAAGGATCCGCACGACATTTACCAAGACGGTGAATGGGGTTACATTACGGTCTATGGCCGTAAGATTTATGTCACTAGATCCGGCACTGAATTTGCGTTTGAAATTCGTGGCTAAAAGGTTGACAATAAATGGATTTGGGTATATAATAGAGTCTTAGTCAGTTAAACAACAGGAGTTAAAAATGTCAGCATTAAAAACATATCTGGATCGCAAGAACGCTTACGCTACAATCTTTGGTGCAAAAGCACTTACTTTAGACAATGCTACTGACCGTCAAAAGATTGCCGATTCAATCGATTCAGATTTGAGTCCCGAGAATTTATCTTGTGACGGTGAACTGCCCCGTAGTCTGGTTCAGAAACGCTACAAGGAATTGACAATGGCGGCACGTGAATTGCAAAAATTAGATCCCTCAGTTAAGTTTTACGAATTCGTTTAAGGAGTAGTCATGGCTCGCAATCAAGACCCAGTTTTCACTTTCAATGCCGATGATGTGTGGGCGGCGGCATGTGCGGCACAACGAATCAATGGCAGTTATGTTAAGTTGGCAATGATCTCCGAGTCAGATCCTTCACTTACAAAGTTGTCTAATCGTATGTTGGCAATGCAATTGTTGACTGACCCCTTTAGTATCACGGATGAAGACCGTGAGCAAAGTAAAAAGGTTCGTGCATTTTATCAGGCATTGACTTTCAAAATCTTGCAAGGTAAAAAATTGAATGAGTTTGACAATAACGCAATGGTGTTGTCCAATCGTGATGTTATCTCTAGCAATTATGACTTTGCAGTTATTTGCAGTTTGCCAAGTTGCTATGAGCGAGGTGTCGTGCGCCAGTCAGTAGAACAGCGTATCAGTTTTGCTAAAGGTGGTTACATTAGTGCAGTTGGCAATAAAGTATCAACCTCAGTTGAGGTGTTGAGGTGTGTTTTTTCACAAAAGTGGATGACTAATTTTGTTACTGGTATTACTAGTGATGACCAAGTAGTATTCTTTGCTTACAAGAGTGAACTGCCAGTAGGTAAGATGTTTGACATTTACGGCACTGTCAAATCACAGCGTGATAATACAACCCAATTTAATCGTGTAAAGGTGATTGCTTGAATACAGAATTAATTAATAAATTGAAGGCACAATGTATCGTGCGTGAAATGCGTGGTACTAATGCGTTTGACAATTATATGGTAGATCGGTTTGATACTGAAAAGTTTGCAGAACTGATTGTGAGAGAGTGTGACCGGTATGCCCGTAGTGTATGGGAACATGGTCCTTTGTTAGGTAGAGACTTGTTAATTCATTTTGGTGTTGAGGAGATGAGTGATGAATAAAACTATTGAATGGCTTTTTAAGCAGGCTGGTGGCTATGTTGAAATTGACAGTAAAGGTAATCGTTTTACCTATACAGAAAATTTTGACCCTGATTTATTTGCCGGGTCAGTTATTGCAGAATGTGTTCAAGCATTAGTCAATCATGGTTATACAGATGCGGCAACTATGTTAGCAAACGAGTATCCCGAAGACTGGCAAAAATTTGAATTTCCGGAGATTTAATTATGACTAAATTACTAGTAGGTTTTATTCTTGGTATCGTTGTTTCAACTGTCGGCTTTAGTGGTATTGCTAGAATGGCTGACAACGGTGTTAACAAGATTAAAGAAGTAACGGTAGAACAGGTGAAGTAAATGGGACTAGATATGTATGCTTATGTTGCCAGCAAGAAAGGTCAACAAAGTGAATATTATGAAACTGCCGAGTTTGATAAGACAGTTAATGAATTTGTAAGCACTACTGTTACTAAGCCACACGAACTTGCTTATTGGCGTAAGCATCCTAACTTGCATGGTTGGATGGAACAACTATGGATTAGTAAAGGTCGTCCAAGGCAAAGTGTCGCTTGGCCGGTGTTCAACGGGATTGAACTTGAATTAACATGGGATGACTTAGATAAACTTGAACGAGATATTCGTCAAGGTAGACTTCCTAATACAGAAGGTTTCTTCTTTGGTAATCCTAGTGATAATTATTACTATGAACAAGACCTTGAGTTTGTTAACAACGCTAAGGCAGAAGTGTTCTTAGGATTGAAAGTATTTTATAACAGTAGTTGGTAATGTATATAACAAACAAATACGATTCGGTTAGGTTGCCATATAGCGAAGAAATGTTAGAATGGCTATTGGCAACTTATCCGAAATCTGAGTATAGAGTGGTTATATTGGAAGAACAACATTTATAGCTAAATACGCTACGAGGTATAGCGTGTTTCCCAAAATGTTTAAAAATATAATTATAACTATCTTAACAATAATGTTAATGTTTGTTTGGCTGACGTCCGATCTGGAAAGTGATTATTATAATCTGGATGATGTTACTATTGAATATAAATGTAGTGTAATTAGAGAGTACAAAAATATTCCGCCCGAAGTTCTTGAGGAATGTAGGAGACGGAAAAACATAACCGAAGATGTTGACAACAAAACATCGGTGTGATATAATTTACAAATTATTAACTTAAGGAACTTTCATGTCAGCCTCATGGATTCGTAAACTAAATGAATCAGATAGCCGCCTTCATAAAGAAGATGTACTCAAACAAGCATTAGAGGCAAGTGTCCTTGGTAGCAGTAATGCTATCAATTTCTTGTCATTTGTAAAAGCATGTTACAATCCTTACGTTACCTTTGGTGTTCGTCAAGTACCAGACACAACAGGTATCGTTGATGCAGAAAATCCCTGGGATGAGTTTAATGAGTTGATGCTACAACTTAGTCAACGTAGATTAACAGGTCATGCCGCACGTGATGCCATTCAAAGTACGGCTGAACGATTTGATAGTGATGAATGGAATACATTCTTAGCACCAGTATTGCGTAGAGACTTACGTGCTGGTATTAGTGACAAAACAATCAATAAGATTTGTAAGAAAACAGCTTACGAAATTCCAATCTTTGGTTGTCAACTTGCTACTAATAGTGAAGGTCGTCCTGAGATGAAAAGTATCAAACGCCTTGAGCCTAAGTTAGATGGCGTTCGTATGTTGTTGATGGTTATCCCAAGTGATTTTGGCGATGTTACTACTATCTGTTTTAGTCGTAATGGCAAACAGTTTGATAACTTTGGTCACATTGAAGAACAGGTTCGCAGTAACTGGATCAAGATGGTTCGCAAAGCCGGAACAAGTAACTTAAGCATGGGCTTTGTGCTTGACGGTGAGGTTATTGGTAATAGCTTCCAAGAACTGATGCGACAAGCACGCCGTAAAGAAAATGCTCAGGCAGAAGATAGCGTGTTCAACGTGTTTGACATTCTACCGCTTGATGCTTTCCGTGAAGGTCATTGGAATAGTCAACTTGAAAAGCGCATTAAGATATTAGAAGATATGCGTCCAGTAATTGATAACATGCCTAATGTTGAATTACTGCCACACATCATGGTTGACTTAGATACAGCCGCTGGTCGTGACCAGTTGGATCGTTATGCTAAGGATCAAGTTAATCTAGGCTTTGAAGGCATTATGATTAAAGAATTACAAGCACCATATATCTGCAAACGTAGCACAGATTGGATGAAGTGGAAGCCAACTATTACTGTAGATTTAGAGGTCGTGGGCATTGAAGAAGGTACTGGTAGAAACTTAGGAAGACTTGGAGCACTTGTTTGTCATGGAATCGATGATGGAAAAGAAATCACAGTCAATGTGGGTAGTGGCTTTAGTGACGGTGATAGAGATGATTATTGGACTAACCGCAATTTGGTCATTGGTCGCACTGCTGAAGTATTGTGTGATGTGATTACCCAGAATCAAGATGGTACTTACAGTTTGCGTTTCCCCAGATTTGTTCGTTTCCGTGACGATAAATGATAAAATAACTTATTAGGAGAATACTATGGTAACAATTGTTAAACATGAATGGCATCAACACGATAGACAATATGCTATTGAACTTGATGAATCACTATTAAGTGAAATCTATCCTGATAAGGAAGAAGATGAGATTAAAGTAATACTAGAAGGTATTGCTGACGGCACTTATGATTATGAAGATGTACTCAATGACGCCTACGAGAATGATGTAGAGATTGAATGGGACTTCCAGTATGATGACTGTTGGACTGACCGCAAAGGTGGATACGATGTTACCTACGAACTAGGTGATGAATCTAGTTGGGTAGAGCCTGATAAAGAACCAGAACCAACACACAAATGTACCAAGTGTAAATGGAAGGGTCAGTATTATGATGCCGATTGGCAATGGGAAGATAGTGCGGGTAACGAGTTTGATGAAGCCAAACATGTTTGCCCAATGTGCGAGTCTGACCTTGAACTAACCGAACATGGTTTAGTAGAGGAAGAAGCAAAAAAGAAACGCATGGCAGAAATTGATGCTATGTTTAACGAAGAAGAGGAAGAGTAAAATGGCAACATGGTCAGTAAAACCAACATGGAAGAAATCAATCCTTGAACGTAATTACCTGTCAAAGGATGATAACCGAGTTATGATTGAAACTGGTTGGCGTTGGGGTGAATTCACAGTTGAAACTGATGATGACAATCCTCCGAACATTGAAGCAGGTGTTAATATCTATGACTGTGGATATGAATCTGAATTAGTAGAGACTAATGATGGTTGCTGGGAAGAACATGACATGGATGATTGTGATGAAGAAACCCAAGAATGGCTAGAAGAATTTTTTGACGAAGGCAACAGTTGGCTCGATTTAGAAGAACATGGCTGGAGCCAAGACGAATGTGAAATGATTATTGATTGTGATTTAGAAATTACAAGAATCAATGACGATGGTTCTGAAGGTGAAACTATTACTACTGGTATGGATGAAGAAACTCAAAAGAGTAGAGAACTTCCGCTTAAGCTAGAACCACAAGCAGTTTGGCCCTTTGAAAAGCCTAACAAAGATATTGAATAATGGAACAAGACATTAATAACTATGTAGGTAAGTCTTACACGTTTGAAGATGGCAATAAAATTGAAATCATTCAAGTAAGAATGGTTGATGAGCAGAGGTGTGGCCCATCAGTCACTTACTTTATTCATCAAGGTCGTGGCATACCACAAAAACTAATTATGCCTTTGGAACCCTTCATTGAATTGTATGGCCATTTATTCGAAGATAATCCATCAACAGAATAGACTAAATACTTAGATGTTTAATAGAATATTTACTTTTTCCAACCTTACACTATTGGTAGCATTGACACTTAGTTCAGTGGCAGCTTACTATAGTATCATCGGGTTAACAGCTATCTTTGCAGGTGCGGTTATTCCTGTTATCATCATGGGTACAATACTTGAAGTAGGCAAGATCACTACAACAGTATGGCTACGTAAATACTGGAACCGTGCAGGCTTCTTGCTCAAGCTATACTTAGTACCTGCTGTTATCGCATTAGCATTGCTTACCTCTATGGGTATCTTTGGCTTCTTGTCAAAAGCACACATGGATCAAGGCATCACATCAGGTGATAGCCAAGCCAAATTATCATTGTACGATGAAAAAATTAAAACACAACGAGACAACATTGAGTTAGCCCGCAAAGCACTAACTCAAATGGATAATCAAGTTGATCAACGATTAAGTCGTGGTGATAGTGAGAATAGTGCTGAACGTGCCGTACAAATTCGTAGACAACAAGCCGGTGAACGTACTAAGTTACAAAAAGAAATTGGTGATGCTCAAAAAGAAATTGCTAAACTAAATGAGGAACGAGCACCTATTGCGGCAGAGAATCGTAAGATAGAAGCAGAAGTTGGCCCTATCAAATATATTGCCGCACTAATATACGGTGACGATGCTGATAACAATACACTTGAATCTGCTGTTCGTTGGGTTATTATTTTATTGGTTATTGTATTTGATCCATTAGCTATTGCACTTGTACTTGCCGCTAACGCAAGTAAAGAATGGGATAAAGAAAAACCAAAATATGAAGAAGATGATGGTCCATTAACTGACGAGCAGATTGATCAGATAAAAGATTCGGTAGAAGTGCCCGATAATTTAGTAGTTAAAGACGATGCATTATTCAAATCACTTTCAGTGACCAATGAAGAGGAAGAAGCATTTAAATCACTGGAACCAAAAGGTAGTGATCCTACAATAAACTGCTATATGTGTGGCACTGAGTTAATTAATGCCCCCGGTATAGGACCATTCTGCCCCAATAAGGCGTGTGATGTTAGTGATGGTCCTTTTGAAGAACCAGAAGAACAACCAAAATCATTACTAGAACAACATCCTTACTTAACTAAACCTTTTGTTAGTTTTGTTGTTAAACCAATGGTAGCTCCTAAAGAAGAACCTTCTAAAGAACTTACAGTAGACTCTACTAAACCAATTGATATCGTAACAGAGGGTGTTACTACCCGAAAACCATTCAAAGACCTCGAAGGTGGTTATGTTACGTATGAGGGTAGACACATGCACCGTGATGTGTTAATGGGTTCTCACCCTGAGATATTTAAATTAGTAGCAGATTCGGCAAGATCAGCTAATACTAGCTTTGGAACTGAGTTCCCAAAAATGGCAGAAAAGGGTGATACCTTTGTTCGTGTTGATGTATTGCCAAACCGTGTATATAAATTTGATGGAACCAGATGGATTATGGTCAACAAAGACACATCCAAAAGTTACATACATGACCAAGAATATATCAAGTACCTAGTATCCAAAATAGAATCGGGCGAGTATGATATTGAGTTGTTGAATGATTCCGAAAAGCAACAAATCGAAGAATACTTGACCAAAAAGTCTTGAAAAAAACTCCAGTTTAGTTTATAATAATAACATTATTAACTACTGGAGTATCCCATGAAAAAACTAATTGTTTGTGCAACTGTACTAGCCTTAACTGGTTGCGGCAGTTTTAGTAAAAAGAATAACGAACCTGAACAAATTCGTAATCAAAAACTTTCAACTTCTTTCAAAAATGATACTATTCGTATTGAAACAGATTGCGCTTGGTATAAGCCATTCAAAAGCGAGTGTGATGTAGTTTCTATTGAGGCAACTGCTACAGCTGCCAGTAATGGTAATACTGATAGTAATCGGCGTACTGCATTAATTCGTGCAGGAGATCGTGCCCGTGCTAGTGTTCGTCACTTCATTCAGGAAGACTTGAATAGCACACGTACACAAACTACACTTGCTAAGAACGTTGAAAAAGCAAGCGATAGATTGAAATCATCCACTGTTAACGGTGAGACGGTAGCAATGAGTGATACTGATGCTGAAAAGGATTCAAGCCATAGTATTCGCACTAATAGCAATGACACCGCTTATCAATTGCAAGAATCTATCCGTGTTAACGCTACCGGTATCTTGCGTGGTTTCCATGTAATTAAACAAGAAGTTACTGGTAATCAGGAAGTTAGTGTAACGATACGATGGGACAAGGGTTCTGAACAAACCGCTAATATTCTGCGTAAAAAATTCGGTAACTAAAAATGAGACTGCTATTAATAGCGGCTTGTTTATTCATTACGAATGCATTTGCGAATGACTACATACGAGTAGTCGGTACAGGTCCTACATTAGAACTTGCAAAAGAAAATGCATTTCGTGAAGCAATAATGATCCGTGTTGGTACAGTTGTAGTTAGTGAACGTGAATCTACTATAACCGATCTTAAACGTGATGACATTAGTGTTTACAGTGCCGGTTATGTTAATGACTATAAAATCATTTCAGTAGTTAATAATGGTTCTGTTGTTAAAGTAACTGTCAACGTATTAGTTGCCGATAGTAAACTTGTTAATCAACGATTGAATTCAGGTAAAACAACTAATACGATTAACGGAGAAAATGCCGCGGTCAGTTATAAAACATTCATTGACCAAAAGATCAAAGCTGACAAACTAATTAAAACAGTATTATCATCTTATCCCAGTAGTGCATACGTTGTAGAACAATCACCTTATCAAATTGGTGTTGATTCGTTTCGCAATGCTGTTTTATCAGTTCATTATAAATTAAAGTGGAATTATGATTATATTATTGCCTTCAAGGAATTAATGTCATTGGTTGAAGATGGCAAGTATGGAATGTTTGAACGTGCTCCTAGCAATGTCGTTGTTATGGGCAAGAACCCTAAAGATTTTATAATAGGCGAAAAGAAACACTATAAATTTACTGATGTTCTATTATTAGACAATTTAAAAAATTCAATTACACATGGTCGTGAAGCAAAATTAAAACTATCAATAAGTGATAACAGTCTTAATAACGTAGTGTCACAATGTTTCAATATGAATAACACTTATTTTTCTGTAGGTGAACCTAGAAATCTTGTAATATACGGGAACACTAAAGAAGAAGGGGTATTGCAATTACGCATACCTATAGAGTATAATAGTATCTTACAACGAGCAAGCAATATACAAGTATCGGTTGTCCCTTTCAACCAATGCTAAAAAATATCAGGCAAAATAAAAACGATAAATTAAAGTATGACATCTGAATCTAAACTAAACCATTGTTCCTTTTGTGGTAATCACAAAGATAAAGTTACTAAACTTATTGTAAGCGAGGATGTTGCTATCTGTAGCGACTGTATTGAATTATGTAACCAATTGGTTATTGATGAAATTGGCCCAACTGAGTCAACCCAAAATACAACCAACGATCCACATGATATTAAACAATACTTAGATGAACATGTAATTGGACAAGATAGTGCTAAAACAGTATTAAGTGTGGCCATTGCTAATCATTATAAGCGCATTACACATCCACCCAAAGACTTAGAAATCAGTAAGGGTAACGTATTGATTATTGGACCTACTGGTTCAGGTAAAACACTATTAGCTAAAACTGTAGCCAAATATTTGAATGTACCATTTGTTGTTGCTGATGCTACCAGTTTAACCGAAGCTGGTTATGTAGGGGATGATGTTGAATCAATGATTAGCATGTTGGTCAATGCCGCAGGCGGTGATCCTAAATTGGCAGAACGTGGTATTGTGTTTGTTGATGAGATTGATAAAATCGCCCGTAAGAGTGAGTCATCGAGTATCACACGTGATGTATCAGGTGAGGGTGTACAACAAGCATTACTTAAACTAGTTGAGGGCACTGTGTGTCGTATTCCAGCAGCCGGCGGACGTAAACATCCCGGAGGTGAAATGATGGAAGTCAACACAAAGAATATCTTGTTTATTGCAGGAGGTGCGTTTGTTGGATTAAAAGATATTATTTCTAATCGTCAAAATGGCACAAGTATTGGCTTTGGCGCAAGCATTAAAGAGAACAAAAAAGAGGGTGATTTGAGTAGTGTAACACCAGATGATTTAACTAAGTTTGGTATGATTCCTGAGTTTATTGGACGCTTTACTACGACAGTAAGTATTGGGGAGTTGGGTAAAGATGAACTAAAACTAGTATTAACATCTGTCAAAAACAACTATATAAAACAGTACCAATATTTGTTCAGTATCGATGGTATTGAGTTAAACTTTGATGATAGTGCTTTGGATCAGATTGTAGATAACTGTTTAAAACTAAAGACTGGGGCACGAGGGTTGCATACTGAAATCGAACGTGTATTAATGCCACATATGTTTAACATTAACAAATACAAAGAAAATAACGTAAAAGTGATAAATATTAATCAGGACAGAGTTTTAGAACCAAAAATTAATTTATGAGTATAAAAGGAAGACGAGTACTAGTACAAGATGGAAATTTTGAAAAAGCATTACGCAAATTCAAAAAGAAGATTTCCGACATGGATGTTCTACAAGAAGTCCGTGACCGTCAAGAATTCGTCAAGCCAACTGTGAAACGTAAATTAGCAAAAGGACAAGCTCAACGTAGATGGCAAAAGTATTTGCGTGACCAGAGTCTTCCTAAGAAACTATTCTGACCCTAAATAATAGAATTTTTTGCGTGTTTTTAGTATAATAAATACGTATTCAGATGCCGATGGTCGGGTCTGAAATAAGTCATCTTGCTTAATAGGAGAAAAATATGACAAAAACTTTAACCCTTCGTTCCCTTGACATTCCGTCAATTCACAAATTTGGTATCGGTTTCGATAACATGTTTGATGAACTAATGCGAATGAACTCTCAACAATCACTTAACTATCCCCCATACAACATCGTCAAAAATACCGAAGATTCATTCGATATTGAAGTTGCTGTATCCGGCTTTAGTGAAGGTGAAATCGAAGTCAATCTTGATAATCGGGTGTTGACTATTAAGGGACAGAAGAATGAGGACCTTGTTGCTGAATACTTACATAAGGGTATCAGTACACGTGATTTCGTGCGTGAGTTTACTCTAGCTGAACACGTTGAGGTTATCCATGCTTCACAAAAAGATGGTATCTTAACTATCAATCTAGAACGTATTGTTCCGGAAGATAAGAAGCCAAAAGCTATTGTAATTACTTACACTAAGTAATATAATAGAAGTTCTATAAATAAGTGTGCGGGGCAACTCGCACACGCAACCAAAAGAAAATTATGTCCAAAACTGATACTAAAATTAAAATTAAACCTAATCTTGCTTTACGTGAGCCTCCATTGTATAAAATCATTTATTTTAATGATGAGGTTACCAGCATGGAATTTGTTGTAGGAAGTTTGATTGATTATTTTAGCTATAATCAGGATACTGCTACCTCTATCACACAAAACATTCACGATCAAGGTAGTGCTGTAGTTGCTGTATTGCCCTATGAAATTGCCGAACAAAAAGGCATTGAAGTTACATTAGAAGCTAGAAGTCAGGGATACCCGCTTCAAGTTAAGATTGAAGCTGAAGTTTAAATAGTTACTTCAATTCGTTTAGCCCAATAAGGGTTACGATTGTAATATGAATTGTTAATGTAGTTGATGCCACGAATGGTTGTGTCAACTACTTTTCCATATGTTCCATAAATCCAATGTGATACTTTGCTTTCTGTATCAAAAGATAGAATCATACCTAGATTCAATTGATCTTGAATTGATTTTGGTGCTTCTCTAAAATATAGTTCTTCACTAGGAACTGAATTAGATACCAATATAATTTTCTTAACGTCTAAATGTTTTTGTAGGCGTTCAAGTGTATTTTTAAGATATAGTATATCTTCATTTCTATGTTGTTCTACAAGTGCTTCTGTGACTGGATCTGATGGTATTGTATTACCATACCATCCATTTGCACCTGCAATTGCTATACCATCAACAATTACAACATGATGGTGCATAACAGCAATATTTTTTACTGTTTGACAGATTTTGTGAATTTCGTTAGTTCGTGCGTCTATGTCGCCGGTATAGTTATATTCCGTCGAACCTAAGGTATAGAATATACCTTGATAAAATCTAGAGAGATGCAATAGGGTTTGTCTAATCGTGCGTAAATCACTACTAATATTACCTGCAATTATGAGGTATAAACTAGTTGCTTTGCCTTCCCAATTAAAACTACTTTCAGGTGACAAATTTAAGTCACTGATTATGTCAAACCCTATTGTTGTCATCAATTATTTTGCAACGCTAATTTTTGGCTTTGCTGTACGAGCCGCAGGCTTTGCCTTAGCAGGTGCTTTAGCTTTTGCTGGGGCCTTTGGCTTAGCAGGTGCTTTAGCTGGGGCTTTAGCTTTTACAGGTGCCTTTTCAGCAACAGGAGCAGATGCTTCTACAACCAATGGAATCGGTGTAGTTGCGGCTGGTTCCGGTACTTTGTACGGGGCAGATGGGTTAGCAGGTGCTGCCTCTACTGGTTTAGCTGAAAAGCCAAATAAACGCTTGATAAAGTCTATCATTTCTATCTCCTAAACATATATTTACTCGGGTTTAAACCATAAAGTTTTTTTCCTTAAGTATATGAAGTTTCCAAAATAAAACAGTATCATAAATACATGATGTTCAGAAAAGCCAATCTCGCCGAACTTATGCGTGAGGAGTTGCCTCCCATAGCATACCAAAAACGTCTTTGTTACAGGACCGACCGTGACGAAGTTATAGCACTATATCGTCTAATTAATAAGACAATATTCAACAACAAATTAAAGATGCCAGAAATTGAAGTCATGGCCCGTTGTAGAAAATATTGGGGAATGTGCTATGGGTCATACGATGAACCAACTAAAAATCGTAGTTCCTGCAAGATTAGATTGATGGATAAATGGTACTGCCGTCAGTGGCTAATTACTACACTAGCACACGAAATGTGCCATCAATATCAATGGGATGTGCAGGGTATTGAGCGTAGGAAAATGGGGAAAGACCCTATTATGAGTCATGGTCCTAGCTTCTTTGTATTCAGAGATAAACTTAAAAAGCATGGAATTTCATTAAAAAGCGCACACGGACGCAAACGCTGGTTCAAACATCAAAACTTCTTTAAATGCTAACCGTGATAAATACTCTATAGGTATATTATTATGAGAGCAAAAGAATTTTTATCAGAGTCTAAAGGTATCATGGGCCGTATTCCCG